TATAATGGATTGTTGCATGGAAGCTTATGGTGATGATTATATAAGCACCATGAAGTCTTTTGGGGATCTGACAAATACTGAGGCTTATGGCTGGGAAGTTGGATATACGAGGTATGATTTTAGATTCAAATTCAAGTACAATGATCCTATATGCTGTCATCCAACTGATTATGATAAGGATATATATCCTAATAACCTATGTGGCAAATTACTGTTCAGGTATATCAACAACAACATTATGCCACGTATTATCAAGGGCAGGTATTTCTCCACGCCAGGTAAATATATTGATGGGAAATACGAGTACAAGCACAAATATAGTAGGGTGATGTTTGACTATGGGAATAATTACCCATTGACAGGGATGTGTTATGATTTATATATCTTGAAACCGATAATTGATTATTACAATGCATGGTGTACTTATCCGGAAGATTTTTCTTTGGAGGATTTGATAGAGCAATGTTATGATAACTTCTTCAAGTCATGGCATGAGGAGTACGAGTATTGGGCTGATAATGAAGATGCGATACGTGAGGAGCTTCGTTACAATCAGTATGAGGATCGACTTTATTATGAAAATGGAGATGTTTATGTTGGATCATTAAATGAAATAGTATGAAAACACAAGAAGAATATGCCCGTGAGATTGACGAGATTGTTCGCCGTGATGTAGAGAGTTGCCAGATTGACTGGTTTAAGATTGATAAGGAAATATTCATGCTTCCGGAAAACAAGAACAAGACATTTATTCTCGGAACACGAAAGACAGGATGTGATTTGTTGATACTGGGAGGCACTAATTGTGATGAAAGTTATTTGGATGGGGTTTTTGGGTGTCTTGGTAATGAGAAATTCTATGTTTGCCAGCCAATATCTCTTT